TTTGAACCGACCTTATTTGTCAATTTATCATATAAGGTCAAATCATCAGCAGCATGTGTTGAAAGAATTGAATCAAGTTCAGTTTTTTGAACATCTGAAACAATGCCGTCATGCTTTTCAAGAATGGTTTTCTTCAAAGCCTGAACTTCATCTGATTTATCCTTCATTACTTCCGCTGCATTGACTTTTTCAAGTCCTGACTTATCACCGCCATCAACAAAGGTCTTTTTCCAATCAGGGTATTTCATTTTGCTGTCAACATAATAGGTCTTACCATCTTCGCCCCTTGCTGCCCTTTCGGTGAAGTTATCATCAAAATAGGGAACAGTGGTTGTTCTGCACCAAGGGTGGAAGGGGGGTGCTGTCACGCCTGGTTCATAATCCTTCATCTGAAAGACATGACCATCCATCTGCTGACATATTTCAGAAGTGCGCAAATCAAGGGTTGCGACAATTTCAAATTTTTCAACATCCAGTTCATTGAAAGCATCTTTCTGTGACTGACTGCTGAAATAAGCTGATTCTGTCAGCACAAGCCTTCCTGCTTGATTCTTTGAAACACCCATCTTCTTTGAAATTGCTTTGATTGCATCATCAGGTGGTTTCCCAAGCATGACTGTCTGTGAAAGCTGTGTATGAACTTCATTTATAAGACTGGTTTTGTTTGACCATATCCGTTCACTGAAATTCTTTTTATCGGTTGCCCATGGTTTTGAAATTAACTTTTCAAGTGCTGAATCATCCACCGCAGCAATATCCCATCCGATATTGAAACCATTTTGGATTTCATAAGCGGTGTGATAATAGCTGTTCAGATAATTCTTTTTCAAAAGGCTGTCGATAACATCAGTTTGACCACCAAACAGCTTTTCAACTGTCTGCTGTGTTTGCAACTTCAAAGCTTCAAGCCGTGAAACATGAAACCTTGCAGAAGCATTTTCAAGCTGTTGCATCCAGGCTGCATCCAAGGCATTCTGTTCACCATATTTGATATAGTCTTTTACATCCCATCTGAATTCAGCCAATTCCTTTGTGGTAAGCAGCTTTCTTGCTTCTGCCATTGTGATGTTGTTATTTTTTGCAAACCGCTGATACCATACAGAAATCTGCTGTTCAATGGCTTTCTGTGCAGCCATGTATTGTTCTTCAATAGTGGAAAAGCTTTCAACAGCGTTTTTATTGGCTGCTGCTTCAAGCTGTCCAAAGCGCATACGCCAATAATCACTGTTCTTCATTCAATCCACCGCCTTGACCACTATTCCCACTCAATGGTTGCTGACCAGGAAGCGCAGGATTGAAAGCGTTCTGATATTCAGCCATAGAAGCTTCTTTTTCGGCTTTCTTGCGGTCAAGTTCTTTTTGTGGGTCATCAATCCAAGGATGATTGGCAACAATGGTTTCATCAGAAAGGATTCCAACAGACTTCTGACAATTATCAATGACTTCTGTTTCATTTATAAGAATGTCACGATTGAATATCACTTCAACTTCTTCATTCTCAAAATCACCCAAACCAACATTGAACAGATGCATATTGATGAACCAAAGCAGTTCTTCAAAAGCAGCCTGATATTCAGTTTCCATTTCATTTGCATCAAGGTCAATATCACTGTACATGCTTTGAATGTTCATTTGGTTTGGATTACCTGAAAGCCTGTCATCCTTTGCATCATAACCCATTGCATTTTCAATAATTGCCTTCTTGAATATTTCAATGATTGCCTTGTAATTCTCTGAATTGACTTCCACTTGCAAAGTTTTCAGGTCACCTGCTGCACCATCAATGGTCTTGACTTTTACAGCACCATAGGTTGCAAGGTTCTTTCTGAATTCACCAAGGTTTTCACCATCATAATTGACCAAGACAAGAATTGTGTTCCGTGCATCTTCTTCCATATTGTTTTGAAAGTTGGAAAGGATGATGTTCAGACCATCCTGCAAGGATTTTACATTCTTGATAAGCGGTATTTCTTCACTGTTGTACTTGAAGGGTATCAGCGGAATCCTTGACCAATTGAAGCCAAGGCTTTTACCTTCTGCATCAGTGACTGTGAAGTAATTGCTGAAAGGAACTTCATCAGGAATGATGTGACCACCTTCAAGAATGAAATAGTGTATACCTGTTTCATCATACACTTCAACCTTTTCAACAATTTCTTCTTTTTCGCCTTTATAGGAAACCACTTCATAAAGCCTGATGACATAATCAAGAACAGTATGGTCTGCATCACGCCATCCAGGAATGATTTCATATCCTTTGAACTTTTTGAAGGTGAATTCACCATGTTCATCATAGTAAACAAACAACCAACCAATACCTTCATTCAGGGAATCCTTGCCCATGTTCTTCATCAAACGCATAAACCGCTTGTTGAACATCTTTTTCAAAAGTTCACCATACGGTTCATTATCGGTTCTGAATGAAATTGGCTGACCAAGCAGGTAATCAGCTTTCTGATTGACCATTTTCTTATACTGATTATCAACAATCCTGCTGTTCGGAAGGTTATCAACAACTTCAACCTTTCCACCTTCACCAATGACTGTTCTTTTGCGTTTTAGAATGTCATGGTGACCTGCAAAGTATTTTTCACCATCAAACATTTCTTTCCTTCGTCTGCTTGCCTTGAATCGCTGAATTTCAAGTTCAATGAAGCGTTCATCTGAAATAACCGATTCAGCACCGACCTTTATCAGATAATCAATTCTTGCAGATTCTGAATTGAAAAAATTAAACACGATTCATTCACCCCCTTTCCAAAACATTGCTTAATATAAACAAATGCCCTGAAACCTTATGATTTCAAGGCATTTTGTCACTAATGTGTTACTAATCAAAGCTGAAAGTGCTTCCTGCACTGATTTTTTCAGCAATGCCTGTGGTTGCATCAGGGGCATCATCATGTGCATTCTTGCCTTCCTTTTGATACCTTGACATTGCATCATAGTATTCAGGAAATCTGTCTTTCCAGTTCACAGGGAAGTAAATGTGATTCATAACCCATGTACTATTGGACAAGATTCTTGATTGTTTGTTTTTCGATTGAAAGAATGAATTGATTATACAATGGTTTGAACTATACCGCCGTTTCAATTCTGTTTGAACATTCCTTGCAAACCCTCTGCCACCATTATTGCTTTCAATATCGGCTGCATTGACCTTGCCTTCATGAAGCAGCTTTGCAGTTGCAGGTTCTGTAATTTCCATTCCTTCTTTGGTATAAAGCACATCAAGGATATAAGCTTCACCGCTGTAAACACCATAATTGATGCTGCACAAGTAATCATCACCTGTGTCAGCAGTATCAGTGTAATTCTTGATTGCTGTAAATAGAAGATTGCCGTGTTCATCCATGGGAAGCTTTGAATATGTTTTGAATGAAGTGTACAATCTGCCTTTAATATCAATAGGTTCTTGCTGATAGTTTGCTGATGCAATATCAAGACCCATTGCCTTAATTTTTGCATTATATGAACGTCTGGATAGTATTTCATCACAAAGCATTGTTCCATCATCCTGCAATGCTTTATATGAAATATGCCTGACCTTTGCACCCGATTCTGTGTAATGTGAAAGTGCTTTTCCTGCCAAATCATCACTGTGCCACCTGGTCATTATAATGATGATTTTACCGCCTTCTTCAAGCCTGGAAAGCATGGTGTTTGTGAACCAATCCCAATGCTTTGCAAGAACATCAGCATTATAAGCTTCTGCTGCATTCTTGATAAGGTCATCAATGATAAGAAGGGAAGCACCAAAGCCTGTTGCTGTGCCTGTCGGTGATGTAGCCAAATAGTTATTGTATCCATTAACCAATGACCACATATTCATTGCACCGTCACCCCTCTGAATGGTGACATCAGGGAACACATCAGAATATACAACCTGTTCTGCATCAGCTTTTGCTTCCAGGATGGTGTTTCTTACATTTTTTGAAAATGAAGTTGACAGTGTTTCATTGTATGAACCTGTCATTATCTTTTCACTTTGATTTACACCAAGAATCCATTCAACAAAGCAACCGACTGTTCTTGATTTACCGTGTCGGGGGGGCATGTTCACAATCAGAACTTCATCATCAGATTCATAAAAATCTTGAAGTTGTGTGCAAAAATCCACCAAGAAGTGCCTTTTCTTTTTATAAAAATCAGGTGCTTTCAAATTACAATAATAGAAAAAGTTGCGCTTTGCCAGTTCAATTTTTGCCCCACGCTTTACCGCAGCATTGTCAACTGTCATCTTCATCACCAACCAACTTCAAAAGCTGTTCAGTGGTAAGCCCTTCATAAGGATTATTGACTTGACCTGACAATTCAACCTTGTCTTTGAACATTCCAAGGTGCTTTCCTATTAGTTCTAAAGCCCTGACCTTATCACAAGATTTCACGGATATGCCAAATTTACCTTCACTGATTTCTGCAATGGCTGCTTTCTTTTCAGGGGGAAGCTTGTCAGTGTCAAAAAGTTCAACATACTGTTCTTCAACTTCTTTTTCCACATATTCCTGTGCTTCATCATCCCATAACCGCTTTTTACGTTTTTGTGTGGTGACCTTTGCAAAATCAGTTCCGTTTGAAAAAGCAACCTTTGCAAGTTCAGCAAGAACCTTATCCTGTGTGATTTCAGTCCGCTGTTCACGCTTATGCATAGCCTTATCAATAGCATTCTGAATACTAAGTTTTGCTAAGTTCTGACTTCCTTGTTCGTTTGCTGTCTGTGGTGAATATCCTGCTCTGATTGCTGCCTGTGTTGCGTTTAGGTCAATCAAATATTCCTGCACAAACAGCTTTTGTTTAGGGGTCAATTTTGCCATTTAGCAACACCGCCTTTCAATCAAAATGAAAAGCAGACAGTCACAAACTGTCTGCTTTTTGAACCTTTGGTTCATTATAATAATATCATTAAAACATAGTGACATTCAATCCCCTAAAAGTGTCAGTCAGTGTCACTGTACGGAATTTTTATATTCTGCAAAGCATCACCGTGAATTCTATGTACCTGCTTCAAAGAAAGATTCATTTTTGCTGCAACAGCTTCCCATTTTAAAAATTCAATATATCGCAGCTTCAACACAAGCCTTTCGTTCGGTGCTTGCACAGTGTTGATTGTTTCCCTGACTTCTTTCTTCAAATCAACAAACCTGTCAATTTCATCATTGATTATCTTTTCAAGGTCAACAATTTTCATGATACACTTTGTAAAAGGTGCTTCTGTCGGTCTTGATGCTGAATGTGGCATACCTGACAGGTTAGGTGAAGAAATACTGGTGGACAATGCTTTTAATTGGTCAAGTTCTTCAAGGTCACTTTGTATTAATTCATTCAGGCGGTATGCCTGTCTTAAATACTGTTTTGTTGTCATATAATCATTCCTTTCTGAAAATGTTTAAGTTGAACATTGCATCTTAAACATCTGAAAAGCCTTATAAATCAAGGGGTTTTGTAATTTTGTGTTTAGGATGTTCAGGTTGAGGATTCATTTTTCTATTAGATTATTTTTATAGAAAATCATAAATTTTTGATGATTTTAACTTTTATTCTTATAAGTTAAAACCATCTTAAACAACATAAACATCTTGAACATTTCCTTGTGTATTAGGCTTTTCAGTGTTCAAGTTCCGCTGCATCTATCTTAAACATATCTTGAACATTTTTGAAATTAACTTTTCAAACATTCCTTACCTTTGAAGCATACATGTCAGCAGTATGTGTGAATAGGACAGAAGGGTACTTCCTGATTGCTTTGTCATATCCATCCCAAGCCTGCTGTCCTTCATATGCCCCCATGTGATAACGGATGCAAAGCATTTCTTCTTCCGTCAGTGTCATGAACTGTGACAGCAGCATTATTGACTTGTCACCATGACCTTTCAGCACCACATCAGGACTGTGTTCATAATGGGTTTCTTCACCTTTGACTTCATCCATTCCCATTATCACTGTGCCTTCCACATCCACAACCTTGATATATTCATCAGTCTTGCAAAGGTCATGGAACATACCAACAATGAAAGGGGATTCCTTGCGCTGCCATTCAGCACCAAGCTTGGCTGTCATTTCAACCAGACATTCCATCACTTCAAGCGAATGGTCAAACAAACCGCCGTCATAATTTCCGTGAAACTTTGTAGAAGCAGGGGCTGTGAAGAATCCATTTCCGACAAGCCAATTGGTGAAGTCTTTTGAAACAATTCCCTGCATTGCATCCTGGAAATCAATTAATCTTTCAGATTCTTTTTTCATTCATTATCACCAACCCTTTCATAAGTAGCTTCAAAAATATCAATTTTGCAGGGATATATTTCACCTTGTACACCAGTGATAAGCATATCCTGTGGTGTGAAATTGTGAGTTCCTTCAAGTGTTGGAATCAAATAGCATTCATCATTTTCATGGGTGATAGGGTGTCCATTATAGTCAAAAGACCAAGGCATTCCATTGGCTATATTTGTTGTATGCTGTTTCCCATATTCAACAAATTCATTAAAGGTTATCGCTTCGATTATTACAGGTTTCTTTTTATATTTCATTTCTGTTCATCCTTTCGTTCAAAAATTTCAGGATTGTCTTGAATAACCATGTACAAGGCATTGGCAAGTTCATCAATCTTCTTTTCATCATGGTTTGTATATCCCAAATGGTCAAAGATTCCGTGAAGCAATTCATGAATGAAATCGGCTTCCATTTTGCCTTTCGCATTCGGGCAAATTCTGATAATCAAATCACCATAACATATTTCACCGCTGTAATTTACTTTTCCAAGGTCAAGTTTATCTGTGACTTCAACCCTGTAAAATTTACCGCCTATTTTCAAAAAGCTTGGTATGTTCATTTTGTTCACCTAAATTCCTTTCCGCTTTTCTTATGCCTTAATTCAATTCGTGCAATAAGTTCAAAACCACTTTCTGAAATAATGAACTTTAACACCTTAATCAGAAAGTTCACTTTACCTTCAACTTCTGCATCCTCTTTGATGATAGGCTTTAAAGCTTCGTAAGCAGTGGGGTCAGGACAGCCTGATGCATTAAAATAAGGGTTTTTATTCGCCATCCTGACCACCTGCCTTATAATCATTCAGTTCAGGCTTATGCTTACATGTCCAAATACAGCAAAGAAGATTCCATATGAATGCTCGTTCATGGGGTTCATCTTCATCTTTTCTGCACCATTTTAGATAATGCCTGACCGCCGAATCTATGTAACAATGTGTTGGAATCCCTTTCTGCCAGTTGCTTTCACCATACTTCTTTGCACCTTCTTCAAAGTGTTTGCTTGTTTCAAGCATTGCTGTATACGGTGAAAAGAAAGGTGAATCCATAAAATTGATTTCAAGTGCTGCTAATATGTGTTGATAATCACCATCTTGTGTGAACTGATAAATGTTCAGCAATTCAGGTGAATCAAGAAGCTGTGCAACTACATCCAAAGGAAGCAGGTCACACCTGCCTTTACCTTCTTGAATGTCACGAACTGCACCAGTTTCAAACTGCCGTCTGTTTCCACTGTCAAGAATATGTGAAGGGCAAACCTGTATTCCTTCGGGAATTATTTCACCGCAGCACACACATCTTTCTGCATCTGCCATAAAAACCATCCTTTCATTAATCATTTAGCATAGGTAACATTGCAGGTGGTAAGCCTATTTCATAGGCTTTATCAATTTGCGGTTTCATGAAATCACCAACAGTTTGACCACCAGGCAAAACAATGTTTGACATGAATTCATCTTCAAAGACTGATATTCCACATTCCACGGCTTCCAACTTTGCTTTGATAACAAGATTCAATGCACGCCATCTTTGCCGACAAGCCTGTTCCCATGCTTCATATTGACTGTTTTCTGTTCTTTCTCTGCCAGTAGGTGTCAATGCAAAATCATTTTTGATTGGCAACGGAAGAAGGAACTTGATTTGTCTATTGAACATAGTGAATCCAATAAGTGCTTTTCCTTGTGCTGTTGCATAAGCAAAATTTTCAGCACCATACCTGATTAAAGTTTTTTCAATTTCAAGCCGTGACAATTCACTTGAAACATTAGTACTGCTTGCATACTTTGGCATTTTCAAACCATCCTTTCTTATTTTTGTACAAATACCCTGAATGTTTTGCTTCCGATTCTTTTTGTTACAACCTGCAAATTCAGCAGCCTGTTGATTTGTTTGCTGAACTCTATGTTTGACATGGGTTGCAGGTTGTTTGCAAGACAATATTCTGTATAACGCTTGTACACCGTTGGTGTAGTTTCATTGACAATCTGAAATTCTTCTGCTTCAACTTCTTTGATAAATCCCAGAACAGGGTTGTTTGATTCTTCGTATTCATCAAGTTCTTTTTTGACTTTTTCGGATTTTGTGAATTGATTTCTTTCAAGAATCCTTTTTAGACCGTCCAAACCAAGTTGAATCAGATATTCCATACTTTCCTGACTTTTTAATGCATCACCTATGTGTGGGTTGAAGTCAGGGTCATCAGAAGTGAACTTTGCATCAAATGGGATAATTACAAGCCTTCGCAATATTGCAGCAGAATCCCTGCCTTTGCCCATTCTTGGAATATTGTTTGCAGAGAAGAACAATTTTGCATAAGGTTCAAATTCAAACTTTGGCTGTCCTTTCTGTTCTGCATCAATGGTTTCACCAGTGACAATCTTCTTGAAGGTTGATGCATCCATGATGAATTCATCTGAAATATCATCACCGATATTGGCAAGTTTTCCAAATAGCATCACAGTTGAAAATCTGTCATCAAGCTTTTTTAAATCCAATGATGAAATGTTTTGTTTTCCAAGCATGTGTTTCAACATATTCAAATATGTTGATTTACCGTTTGAACCTGAACCAGTCAGAATAAATGCCTTTCCAAGTTCATTTCTTCTGAACAAACAGAACCCTGCTGCTTCTTCAAGAAGCATTCTGATTTGCTTATCACTGCAAGCAATCTTGTCAAGTGTCTTGTCTGTTTCTTCGGAATAAGCGTTTGGGTTATAATCCCATTCGATTCTGTTTGTAATGACCATATCAGGGGAAAAGGGGATGAAGCTGCCATCCTTTATGCAGTAC